CCCTCCGTAAGGAGGGTTGGGTCTGTTAGCGTATTGGATCCGTAAGGATTCGATCTGCAGTCGGCTTTCAGCCTTAGCAGATTCCTAAATGGTTAAATTCCAAATAGGGCCCAGCACGTTATCAGTTCGGCATTGCCGAGTTGGACGTGTATTGTTAACCTTACCCTACAAGGTAGGGTTATCATGTGAGAGCTTATCTTGCCCGTCATCTATGAAAATTCTGATAGGTTTAATACCCGCGAGGGTTTTACTCAGTATCAGAATAAGGATACGCTTGCTATTGGCCAGATTAACGTAAAGGATAAAACCTATGCGGGAACTCCGGTTACTAGCATTAAATCACGTAATCCTCCTGTCCGCGGAGATCATAAGGGTAATTTCCCTTATTCCGCAAACGGGTTCGAGATGATACAAGATATCCCTCGCTCTGTCCACTATACTAGTACCGCCCAAGGGGTGGTGCCTAACACTGGTGGCGAAGGCCGCTTCAACTTCGTTTCTGAGGACACTGTCCAAAAGTCGTGGTTGAGTTGCCAAGAGCAGGTCTGGACTTTCAACGGCCGTTTTCCGGACGTTGAATTGCCGAATTTAACGGCAGAGTCTGAGACCGGAGCTTTAAACGATCTCGCTGAGAATCAAATCTCTTTGGGAGCGTCTATCGCTGAGGGACGCCAGACTATTGATATGTTCGCTGGGTTAGTATCCCAGTTTGCTCGTGCTGCCTATCAGGCAAAACGCGGCAATTTCTCGGCTATACCTAATATCCTTGGTATGTCGAGTCGAGATATCCTTACTGGCAAGTTTGCTGCGAATAAGTGGCTCGAATATCAGTACGGTTGGAAACCGTTGATGTCCGATATCGCTGACTCTCAGCAAAAGGTTCACGAAGTGCTCCTTAAGGATTATATCCTTATAGGTTCAAAATCAACATCTGCTGAAAATGTTGATTCTTCTGATGGTTCAACTGGACGTCGAGTATTGAAGTCTAAGATTAGTGTGAAAACACAAATCAAGGCTAAGATCTCTAATCCGGCTCTCCATTCGATTTCTTCGTGGGGCCTCATCAATCCCGTCAGCATTGCTTGGGAATTAGTTCCCTTCAGTTTTGTCGTTGACTGGTTTATGCCAGTCGGCAACACTCTGAATGCAGCATCTGCTGGGGTTGGACTCACTTTTCTTGGGGGTTCCCGGATGACCAAATACCTTGCAGAATACGCCTGGACAGGGTCTTCCCTTTCAGGTGCAGGTGCAACGGTTATTAGTCCCGGATTAGTCGTAGGAAAAACCTACGATGTCCAAAGAGATATTTATCACGAGTTTCCTCGTGCTAAATTCTATGCGGACACGACCCCTTTCAGCACCCCTCGTGTTGGTAATGCAGCAGCGCTGCTTCGCCAATTGCGATGATAGTGACACCAAACGATCCCTTCGGCCCTTTATGGGTCTTAATGGGAATCATCTGGCTGTGCGCTATCATATTCTTGATCGGTAGTTTTACCAATCATGAATAATGGTCTTTAGCAATCCAGCTAATTACCGGTGGGCATTGCGCTCGTTCCCTTTCAGGGATCAATCGTTTCTAGCTATACAACTAGAAACATCATGAAAGTATAAACCCTCATGGCACAACTTGCCCCAGTAATCCTCAAGGATTACGCTGACGTCAATCGCACGTTTAAGCCGCGTGACATTACGAATGGCGTCGCGACTTTGGTCGAGTCGACCGGAGTCCCGATCGGCGACAATCGTCTGACTGCAACTCAGTCCCGGACGGCCAATGGCCGTCAGAAGACTGCGTTCAAGCTGACGATGCCGGTCGTTCAGGACCAGACCGTGAATGGTGTTACTCGTCCGACGCTCGTCCGAACTGCATACGCGGAACTTTCTGTTACCACGGATGCTTCGGCGACGACGAATGAGCGATTCACCATGCAGAAGCTGCTGTACACGCTACTCGCGAGTACTTTCGGCGCCGGCATGTTGATCGACCTCGAATATCCCTATTGATTTCGTTACCTGATTTATCAGGTAGCGTTCTCTTCTCCTAGGAGATAGGGTATGTTCGCACGTTCGAGCATTGCAGCAATAGCATTGGTTGGGATTATAATCTCAGCCTTTGTTATTTGCCTGCTTGCTTTCTTCTTCACGTTCCCCAGCAGGGGTCCGTATGGCTATATTGGAGCACCAAATGGCGAAGAAAGGTCCCGTATTGCATTCCAGCAATACATTGGACATTCCGACCGACTTAACAACCCAGTTCGTACACCGGATTCAAAACCTGAGGTCGTCCGTGAAAACGGATTACCTTCAGTTGCAATTCCGGACTAAGTACGTCTCTTCAGAAACTGATTCTCCTGAAATAAGGAGGTCTCGGGCCATTAATAAATGGCTCGCTACTGAGAGAGAAAACGAAGCCACAACTGATAGGCTTTTAATAACCCCCGAGGAATATAATATTCTACCTCGGGTTGCTTATCGTGATTTCGTTGGGTTTTGTCGCGACCTAACACGTGACATCATAGGCGATACGCCTTCAGACAATTCCCTTCTCGGGACATTTTCTGGAGGAGCGTCGACCAGTCGGCCACGTACGAGGAGCCATCCGGCTACCAAGTACCTCGGAGAAGCACATGTAACGGCAAGAGCTAAGGAGAGTTTTGCAATTGCTTGCAAAGGCACTCTCTTCGAAGATCTTGTTGCCTCCGGGAGCCTCACACTCTGTGAAGTTCCTGGCAACGTGATGTTTACTGTTCCTAAGAACGCGAACATTGATCGTCCGGCCTGCAAAGAACCGGACATCAATATGCTTATGCAGAAGGGCTTGGGCAATGAAATTAGTAATTGCCTGCGCCGAATCGGAATAAACCTCAACGACCAGTCTAATAACCGGAAGTTGGCTCACGAAGGAAGTGTCAGTAACCGTCTTGCCACGCTGGATTTATCCAGTGCTAGTGATTCTGTGACTACCGAGCTTGTCTCAACCTTTCTACCTGAGATCTGGTTCTCTGCCCTTGACTCTGTTAGGAGTCATGTTACCATCATTGATGGTTATGAGCATCGCAACCATATGTTTTCGTCAATGGGCAACGGCTTTACGTTTGAACTGGAGAGTTTACTCTTCTACGTTCTTGCGCGAGCCACCGCTTTCTTTACGGGAACACGTGGTGTTATCTCGGTTTATGGTGATGACATTATTTGTCCATCGGACATGTCCCATGACCTCGTTTGGGTCCTATCCTGGTTCGGCTTTACTACGAATAGTAGTAAGACGTTCCATGACGGTCCCTTCCGCGAGAGTTGTGGGGGTCATTATTACAACGGCCTAGATATAACTCCTTTCTATCTGAAGGGCGATATAAAAACTCTTCCGGACCTAATTCACGTAGCTAACCAGCTTCGTGAATGGGCTTTTGTCGAAGGCCTAACGGTCCTCGATCCTGAAGTTGAAGATATATGGCTGTGGCTGAAAAGCCTAGTTCCTTCGGATCTTTGGGGTGGTGTTGATACTTCATTCAAGTACCAACTTGTATCTCATGATATTCCCAAAAATCGTCTCCAAGAGGAGACGACTTCGAAGAATACTAATGAGGGTGGGTATCTCCACTGGCTTAATGCCACCAGGGACCGGACAGGCTTATCCTTTAGAATGCGGTTAGATATTGCGTACTATCTTCGATTGGGTTTTCCCGATCCAGAGGGTATTCAAACATCTAAACATTCTCAAGGTACTTTACGGTTTCGCCGTAGGCCCGTTCGGAATTCAGCAGTACCTCGCTTGCCGGCCCTATTCCTTTCGGAATTAGGCTTACATCCGAGTATTTAGGGATTAACTTCCCTAAATCCTAGTTTATAACTAGGTGGGCTCTTCACCCTAACAGGTGGAGAGGGGTTTGAGATTGCTTA